TTCTTTTATTCTTCGTTGCTAACTTCAGGAATTTCAGCCAATATGGCTTTTTCAATTTCTCCAACTTGAGAAGTTCCTTGAGATCTAATTTCATTGATCAATTCTGCAACAACTTCATAAGATTGTTTTGCTAATGATGCTAAAATTGTATTAACACCACGTACATTTAGTTTTAAATCAATAAAACTTTCTTCAATTTTCAATTTTTGTTCTTCGTTCATATTTATTTTCTCTTGTTTCCAATAGTATATTTTGATGTTAAAGTCCAGTTCTTTTTGTCTTTATAAGAGACAATCTTAATCTGGGATAATGACGCTTTATTTTCTGCTTGCGCAGCAGTTACTATAGTTAATAATCCCCAGTCACCCAGCAAACTAGCTATAGCATTTCTTCTCTCAATATCATTATTAGTGATATTGGATTCTTTACCATCCAATGCAAACAACTCTTTGAAATGGACGATAAAATATTTGCCTTGCTTATGCAATATATGGCAAGATTGATATAGCGTATTGTCTTTTTTAGAAGCAATACCAATCCTAGTTAAAGTTTCACATACTTTCAAAAATGCATCAGGGTCAGGTAACGTCACCTCAAGCATACTGTCATAATTCCAATCATAAAAAATATCCATTTTAATACCCGCCTTTATACAATTTCTTTTCAATAATAGCAAGTTGATCATTGGTTAGGATATCCAATACTTGTCTTGCCTTCTCATCAGAATATTTAAAATATTCTTTAACTAATAAAAATGATTTAGAGTCTTTATCTTTCTTTGCCCATTTACCAAATCGTTTCTTCTTAGCTATTGTATTTATTAAATATTTAAATTGCATATCATTATCTAAATTATAAAATTTATTCATCTCATTAGCATATAAAATAGTATCTGAATGCTGGGATAATCCTCTATTCACCATAAATGAATTATAATCTTTAGTTGCCTGTGGATCAACAAACAGATTTTCTTTAGTTTGTGTAATGGCAGTAATAAAATCAAATGGATTCATTATAAAATTCCTTCTTCATCATCTAATGCAATAGCAAAAGTTTTATTTGGAAATCTATCTAACAATTTATCTTGTAAAGATTCTATAGAAGTTCCATGTGAAAGATATGTATTATCTTTTAATTTATACATATAAATAATATTGTCATGTACTTCTAAGTATGCCAATATATCATTTACTATTATTTGATTATCTTCATCTATATATTCATCTTCATCATATTCTATATATAACTCTCCATTTTGGAATTTACTTATAGTTCTACGAACTCCATACCAATATCCTATTCCTCCATTCAATAGTACTAATATTAAAGTTAGATAATCCATTTCCATATTAATACCTATTTAAATTTACAAGAAGACATTATTTCAACCATTGCTGACATTGTATTTATCTCTTGATCTGCTACAAAGGCACTCTTATATTGATAGTCACCGATAATAATAATTAATTGCGGAATACTTGATGGATCTAAAACATTTAATGCATTATCATATAAATGTCTGAATAATGATGAAGCATCCGCATCTGCACTAGCAACCCATTTACGTACAGACGTAAAATCTTTTTCTTTAAGACCTTTAATTAATTCTTTATAAGAGTCTGCAGATACATTGACAAAAATTCCAGAGTCAATTTTACCCGCAACAGAATATCTTTGCAATTCATTTAATATCCTTCTATAATCTGGAAAATGTTTTGTTACTAATTCAGCAACCACTTTTGGATCAAACTCTATATTTTCTTGCTTCAATATACGGGTAGCACGTTTGAAAAACAATGCAGCCATTTCTTGTTTATCTTTAGGATCTATTTTAAAATCTATAATAGCACATCGTGAATGCAATGGATCTATAATACGATTTTTAAAATTACAAGTAAATATAAACCGGCAGTTATTGCTAAACTCCTCAATGAAAGATCTTAAGGCAGGTTGAACTGAATCTGCATTCATATAATCTGCTTCATCAATAATGATAACCTTCTTTGCATCAGTTAGTGATACAGACGAGGCAAACTCTTTTACTGTAGTTCTAAGAGTATCAATTTTACGACCTTCATCGGAACCGTTAATCATTATATAGTCTGCACCCACTTCATTACAAAGTGCTTTAGCTATAGTAGTTTTACCTACACCGGCAGAACCAGTTAATAAAAGTGTGGGTAATTCACCTTGCTTAATATAATTATTGAATGTAGTTTTAATGGATTCAGGAAGAATACATTCACTGATGGATTGCGGGCGGTATTTTTCTACCCACAAAAATTGATTGTCTTTAGATTCGATAGTCATAATGTCTCCATAGTAAAATAGTCATGATACATTATATCATGACTTTATCAAAAAGTAAATGTATTTTAGAACGTACTATCAGCCTCAATTGCACAATAATAAACTAAATCACCAATTGTAGATTCAAATCTAGCGATTCTAGAATGAATAGTTACTGTATAATTACCTTGTAACATTTTCAGGTTTTCAATTTTAATATTAGCTTTAAAAGTTTTATCAGTAGTACCTACAATTGATTCATATAAATTGCTAGTAGCATTCTTTTTATCACCAATTGTTAAAGTTAAACTAGTTCCATCGCCCACAATAGAAAGATCAGAAGCTTTTAAAACACCGGCAGTTTTTTGAATAGCAGCAAATAATGATTCAGATAAGTCAAAATTAATATCTGCAGCAGGAAATACTATATCTTTACTTGGAGTTTTCAATAAAGATGCATCGGCAGCAAAAAATTTAATTCTGTTATTTTTCTCTTGAATATTAACATACTTTTCTTCAAATTCTAATTCAGGATCAGTGAATAAAGAAATTGCTCCTAAAAATGAATTAAGGTCATATATGCCAAATTCAATAGGGAATTGCTCAACTACAGTTATACTTGATGCTACAGTTTTATTTACCGAAGTAGTCTTCAATCTATTTCCAGGTGTTAACAACAAGTTGCTATTGATTGATGCATAGTTCTTAAGGATATTAATTGTGTCTTTACTGATTTTCATAATGTCTCCATAGTTTTAATTTTTCGTTGTATAATCACTTCAAGATAATTTGCTAAATCCATGGCTTCTTCTTGTGCATGGATTAACCAATCTAATTCATTCAAGTCAGTTCTCTCTAATGAAACTCCGTACTTATCTAATCCAAATTTAGCTCTTTGTTGGATTTTTTCACATACTGCATCTTCGTATTTACTCATAATAACTCCATAAAATAATAATTATATTACATAATCCCATAAAAGTAAACTGAATAATTCATTTTTATTAGTAAGGGATTTCATCAAATTCATCAATAGATATAATTACTTCTGCAGGATCTATTTCAGAAAGTTCTGGTTCAGACATTTTATCAAGTAAATCAATAAATGCTGCCTTAGTTTGAGAGTCAAAACGATTGCAACACAATTGAACTGCTTTTACTTTATTACCAAAGATTGCAAAAGCACGAATGATATGAACCATTCGACGAGTTGTAATTAGTTCATCAACACCTCCATCATCATAAGTTTTACGAATTGCGTCTGCCCATTTAACTAACAGTTCAGCAAAAGGTTCATCAACACAGTTAAATTGTTCCATTAGATTCTTAACAATTTTTAATTCGATGTTTGCACTTGGATATTCTTGTTCAAATGTAACCGCAAATCGTTCAAGAAATGCTTCATTCAATACATTAGTACCAATATAACGACCATCATCAGAACCTTTACCTTTAGTATTGGCTGTAGCAAGTATATTGAATCCTTCTGCAGGAATAATCATTTCATTCTTCAACTTGAAGTAGTATGGTTTACCTTCAAGAATAGGTTGTAAGCATAATAAAGTATTTGCTGAACCTGCATCTATCTCATCAAGTAACAAAGTAGTACCTGTACGCATAGCAACCAATACTGGTCCTTCAACAATCTCAACATTGCCTTCTTGAAGAGTTTTAGAACCAATCAACTGCTCTTCGTCAGTCATCATGTTCAAGTTAACACGAATCAAAGGTTTTTTATGCTTAGCGCATATTTGCTCAACCATTGTAGATTTACCATTACCCGTAGGTCCGTAAATATACGAGGGATAAAAAATGCCGGATTTAATGATAGACTCTAAATCTTTGAAGTTACCGAAGGGTACAAAGTTAGGATCTTTTTCTGGCACGAGAGAAGTTCCACCTTTAGGAATGGAAACTATTTTCAATTCTTTCATAGGCATTTCTGCAGTTGGTAATCTATAAACACCTCTAGCAACTTTGTTTTGCATTAACCAATCTGGCCAATCACAATTCATTTGATCTTTTACTTCTTTGAGTTGTTTACGAGTGATAGTACCGGTTGTTTCAGCATCAGGAAACATTTGGTACATAGTAGGAATAAAGTTTGGAATTGTTTTCATAATATAGTTTATCTCAATTAATTAGTTTATGGATCTATTATAACACGTTTTCATCAAATGTAAACGTTTATTTTCACTTTAGGCAACGTAACTGATAAATTTATTCAATAATAAACGGTTCACTTGACGTCCTTCCATCATTTTGGTGAACTTATTTGCAATAGAAGAAGTTGATTGTTTACCTGAAACTTCCAATTCTATATCTTTAATTCTCAAAGACTTTGCAGGAACTAATAATAAATT